GGGTCCCGTCTGACCACGGGGAATGAAGAAATTCAAAATGTACTTCGGGTTGCCTTCGGGCGTCTCTCCATTCTCAACAACTTCAACTCTGGCTTCTTCCGAAGGATCGAGAGTTGTCGTTGTCCCCTGTTCAAAGACTGCCGGCTGACCGTCTTTGCCTTTAGGGGTAGTCAGGTTAAGAATGTATTTGGGATTGCCATCTTCGTCTACTCCGTTCTTGGTAAAGCTGCCGGAAGGGGTTTCACCAGAGGTGGCGTTGACGGATTCTAAGATGGGAGTTTTACCGGCATCCCCGGCATCGCCTTTGCTACCTTTAGGCAACGACATAGAAATCTCATATATCGGAGAGCTATCAACATCATTCTCTTTAAATGATATTTGTACGGTAGCAGGCTGTCCCGGTTCCAATGTAACAATCTCCCCGACTTCAAACTTGGGAGTTTTCCCGTCTGCACCCGGATCACCGGGGTTGCCTTTTGCCAGGACAAGATTGATATTGTATATCGGATTTCCCGAACCGTCCGCACCTCCAGGTGTCAATGTAACAGATGGAGAATCTCCTTCTGATACCGTACCAATTTTAAACTGCGGGGTTTTACCATCCACGCCTTGCAACGCTTTGATGGTTGCACGAACCGTTTTAAACGTGTTTCCCGACTGCTGAAAGGTCGGCAAAGACGAAATTCCCACAAGAGAATCAACCTCTTCGTACTGTCCCGGATCTTTCGCCGTAGACGCAATCAAATCCTCCACCGCTACCGCAATCTTCTGCAAGTCTTCCGGCGTGATCGTTGTCCCGTCTGATAATATGATATCTCCTGCTGCCATAAGTGCTACTCTGTTACTGATTCATTAAATACTTGCGCGGAATCGTTTATTGCCTGTGAAATGATAGCAATCTGATCCAAAGGTTCGGTAATACCTGCTTTATCCAAAGAGATGTACATACGACCGTCTTTTTCAATCTTTACGGTTCCAATCCTTAAGTCATTTTTAAGGACATCGGCTCTAACCGACTCTACCGGCTTCCCGGTTTCCTGAACTATGGTGTAATTTAATTTTACACCTGAAACCTCTGCGTAACCGGATCGGTTTCTCGTGTCGTTGGTCAATTCCATACTATTCGCCTTTTAAAAGTTCAACAACTTGCCCATAAGCTCCAACCGTCAAAGCTTTTTCACAGACTCTTTTTATCAAGACTGAATCTTTGTCTTCAATCTCAATTGCTTCATTTGACGGGCTTATACGCACCATTAACTTGTATGCCTCATACTTTTCTTCGGCAGAAAGGTTTTCACCAGAGGAAAAAAGTTGCGCACAAATAAGGTCTTTCAAAGACTGTATTTCGCCAGTCTTCGGATTTTCAACTTCTTTACCTTGATAATTCTTAAACGATACATTAAAATTTACTTTCATGATTTTATTATTTAAATTGATTGTTATTCTGCATAAACTATTCCTGTAGAAGCATCCCATTTTAATGTTTTGGGATCACCTGGGGATATTTGATTGGCACGAGGTAGATTACTAAATAGAATGGAAACTCGCTTATACCAATCATTATCACCAGGAAAATGAGCAAATCCTATATCAATTTCTCTTCTTGCTACAGAATCACTCCAGTTGAAAGCCGCATACAGTGCCGAATATACTGCTGCATTAGAATCCATAGCAATACCTGTAAATCGAGTTTCTCCTTTATTGTTGGCTATATTAATAAAAGGATATCCTGCAACCATTGAGGTTTTTGCATTTGTTCCGACTTTAATATATTTATTCCATGCTTCTTCAAAAGTGATATTACCTGTCGGATTTACAGAAAATGTTCCTCCATTATCCATGTTTGAACTTAGTCTGTTACTTTCAATAATAAATCCTCCTATTGTCCCCCTTACAGCAGCAAGACTTGTTGCATATAAGTTATTCACATCAATCATAGACGTTTTTATGTAGCCATTTACTATTACTGTTGCAGACGTTAACGCATCAATGATTGACGCTTCTTTACTCCATTCCGGAAGACTATTAAGCGCATCTTCTACACTGCCGGCTTTAGATACAGCACTTGCTGCGTCGGAGATGGCGGTAGCTGCATCGTTGATTGCTTTCGTTGCATTACTATAGGCTGTATTTGCCGTATTGCTGGCACTCACAGCCTTGCTCCATGCGTCACTTGCGTCAGATAAAGCTTCATTCGCTTTTGACAGTGAAGAGCTTGCATCCGATTGAATACCATTGATCGTTGTCTGCAATGATGAATTGAGCATTGAGAACGTTACAGCACCAACCAGATCGATTCTATTTGCCTGAATCAAGATACCATCTGTCCCAACATTGATCGCATTGACGATAGCCTTTCCGCCTTCCATTTCCTTCTTTGCAAACAAAGCAACACCATCCGCCTGTGTGATCCACCCTGCACTTTCTATCGTATTGTTGATATTATCCACCTTTGTAGATATACCGGACATCTGCTCTGCGGTAATCTGCAACTGACTGTCGTAATGGACATAGATTTCTTCAGTCTCGCTATCAACATAATCTTTGGTTGCCAACAACTTGATGTATTCGTCTGTCTGGTCGATCTGTGTCTGTAATTTGACAATAGCATCCGCAATCTCATCAGAAAACAGCCCTACACCATAGATGAGTATCTCACCGGTAAACCTCAGTTCAAAATCACCCTTTCCGTCCCATTCCCCGACTTTAGACAGCTTTTGATAGCTGTCGCTTTCCGGTAGCTGTTCTTCATGATACAACTCGGTTCCAGGGATACCGAAGCCACAGGAACCACTCCGGAGCACCTTATAGAACAGAGAGAAAGAATACGTCTTTTCTTCTTCTTCCGTGTGATCCGGGATATTCATTATCGCATTCTGCTGAAGGATATACGTGTTCCTTATTCGCAGTACGTTTTGACCGTTGTCGTTATAGATATCGGCAACTTGATTCTTTTCTACATAGAAACTACCATCCAACCAAAGATATTCTCCTCCTACGTTGATAAAGTGAACGTTGTTTGCGGCTGTCCAATAGTTTGTATTTTGGCTGAAGGAAGAGTTTACAAGGATGTTACCACCTTCTGCGGATATGTCGTTACGGATGCTATCAATAAGGCTTTCAAACTTGCCGTTCATGGCAATAAAGGTCTGCTCAATGGTATCTCCGTTTTGAAGAATGAATGTCGAGTTTTCAACGTATATCCCGTTCAAATAAGCCCCATAACCAGACAACTGATCGCCTCTCTGCGTCCTGATTCCTGTCAGGTGTCCAATACGGGCTTTCAACTTGCCTTCGGTGCTGGCATCGGTAATACCATCGTACACATCGATAAATGGCGCACCGCTATCGGCCGTTGTTAGATATATTAATCCCTGCCGGTCCGTATCTTCATTGTTACCCCAACGAAGGGCAAAATCTCCGGCTTCCGGTTGCCCTGCCCCTTCTATCAGAGGAATAGCTATATCAAAATAGTCACTGTCTACACCGATACAACGTCCGAAAAGATACTTGATACTGGTCGTTCCCGTCCGTGTCTGTATTCTGACACCGTCACCCTTACGCAGGTTCATAAGCATAAGACCATCCATATCGTCCATATAACAGCGATAACGGTCAGACATCACTTCTACTCTGGCTATTTTGTTGATATCAGAAACAATCTGGCTACCTCCTAAACCGTAAATCTGGGAATAAACAATCTCGTAAGCAGTGAATGTCTTTCGAATAAAGAGGTTGTCCATCTCCCCGGTGGCCGTCGGTGTGTCTATCTGCCATCCCCAACCGGTAAAACCGGATGCAAAAGTTGGCGATCCGGTATTGCCCCCCACATAGATATCACTCCGCACACGAAGCGAGTCCAATATGGCGGCGCCCGTACTCTGGATCTCCCAGCCTTTACCTTCCCAGCCATCTATGAAAATAGAAGAGCCGATCTTCTTGTCAAAAAGAATATTCCCGTGGGCGGTATCGTCGATATCCTTGCGAAGATATCGCTCATCAAGATAAGTCGCCAGCCTTGCACTTTCTACAGATGTTACATGTCCAAAATCATCAACACCGATATTTTGGACAAATAAATCGTCAAAATTAGATGTTGAAACTGCTGAAGATGTATCTTCATGCGAAACCGTGAAAATAACAGTTTCGCCAATCAAATCTTTTTTTACATCAATGCCTCTTCCTTCTTTTACGTCTACATCTACATTTACAATTCCTCCACCTCCTGAAGCCGTACCACCTCCTATTCGCTTGGGTAAATTATCACTACCCAAACAAAACAAAGCAGGATCATCTTTATTATCATTGAGATATAATTCACCTCTTACAAGACCATTCAAATCCCAATCCTCAGAACCATCATTGGTGGCAATAGGGGGAGCAGCAGCAACAGTTTTCCCTTCACTGTCTACCGTAGTATCTGACCCGTACCATATTCGTTTTGTTAACTTTTTTATACTCATAGCGAATCAAGATGTGATTGGTTAACAAAACTTCCTTCGTTTCCGTCAAAGACTAAAACTTGACCGTCTTTAGCATTAGAAACGTTTAAACTGACTTCTCCAACAATACCAGATCCATCTGGATATTCGGTAAAACCATTGTAAGAAACATTTTCGGAGCATTCCACCGTTAAAGTATAATTGAACTGTGGATATCTCTCGGCAATAACCTGTTGTTCCGGTACGCTTGATTCACTTCTGGTATAAGACACTCCATCAATCTTCACAGAAGACAAGCAAAAGATATTGTTTAAAAGCCGGGCCATTTCAAAAGGGACACCTTCATTATCACCAATCGTAAGTGTCCTTTTTTCATAGGGAACAGAATATAGATTGATAGGTTCTTGCTTTTGAGTTCTGAATTGTTCGCTTTCAACAGCTAATTGCCGGCTATCAGATTTAAACCCTCCTTCTACACGTGTTTTAAATACACGTTTATTCCCTGATACATCAAATACAGCCCCAAATGCTTGTTGATTATTTGCATTTGTATATTCTATTTGCATTGTAAATGGAGTATACGATGAACTATGTACACAGAAGGGCAAACTAACTGATGCCTCTTCAGCCTCATTTGTTATTCGAACTTGATAGGTTCCATCATTTGAAGGACTTATCGTAAATTCGTACAACGTGTTGTAATCGTTAATCTCGTATTTTTGTGGAGATATTTGATATGAAGTCCCATTATATAAATCAACAAGTAACATGGTAAATGTCTTGTTTGGAACATCTACGATCTGTATAAGGATAGGTATATCTTCCCTTTCAAACTTCTGAACATAATCGATCGAATGTTCAAAGCCTGTACTTTCAACGTCAAATATCAAAGGAGATACACTGCTTATTTTTATCATACGCTTATACAAACAAAAAGAGCCGTATACGCAGCGTTAACTACGTATGCGGCTCTTAGGCTCTATGTTTGCAAATGTAGTAATTATTCAGAATAAAGACAACATTAATCGATATTTTTACATATCAAAGTATATTCCGTTGTCTGCCTCTTACCCAGAAGCTCTGTTATATCGGAAACATAACCGGTATACTTTTTGCCGTTATAATCAAAAGATATAAGACCGTCATATAAAACAGGAAATGGCGACAATCCTATTGTTTCCACCTTCAACGTCTCAACTCTAAAATAATGATTGTCTAATACAATGGGAGACTTTTCACTTTCCCGCCATAAAACTGCATCTGCATTCCCTTCGGAAGCGGTAAACTCAAGCCTGCTTGTACAAGATGATAATATATCCTTATTTGCAAGCAACATCCTTCTTGGAGAATATGCTACATTAAATATCGAAGAAGGAAATAACACTCCGGAAGGACGGTCTCCTTGCCTATTCAATTTTAACTTTATCGAGGATGTGGAAGGATCTAAAACAGAAATTGCATCAACAATGAATAAATCATTATCTGAACTATCATCCTTTGTTTCTTCATCTCTTTTTTGCGCCAAAAACTCTATTCCATAACAATCAGCACGATAAGGGCTAATAAGTTTGTATATGTTATCGTTGATTGAAATTCCGGTCGAAAAACTGTTCTTTACATGAAATTCATCACGACCATTTATCTCATCATAATCTTTTTTCTCATAACCAACATCTACACCGGAATATATCAAGGAGTTATCAATTGAAATATCAATACTATTGACATGTTCAAGTTCCTTCACTGTATCCGGATTATATAATTCAGTCAAATGGCAAAATATAACCCTCTTCCCTTCTATCTTGTAGTAATATCCAAGACATGCTTTTGCCCATTCTGAAAATTTACTGAAAGAGGTATGAACTTTTGCATTCTTGATATCTCTGATGCTTTCCGCTGCTATCATATATGGTATCGTAATATCACCTTCCTTTACTTCTCCGGTCATATCGGTAAGGCC